CTCAGGCCGGGCAAATCCGGTGTCGATCGACCGAGCATCAGCGCCGCGCTGGAATTGCACCGCAAAATCTCTCCACTGGCCCGGTCAAGGTACAAAACCGCGGCTCCGGTCATCTCCTGTAAGAAGCTTTCATCTACCATAGGATATTTCACCATCATGCTGCAGTTGCCGGCGAGCCACGCAGCAGCCCCTCTGCCCTGGCATCCGGGCCCCACACTGCGCGAGCAAGGCCGCCGGGCCAAAAATTCGGACAAATTTTTAATAGTAAAATTGTGCTCATCAGGATGAACAGATCCAATGTTATCATCACCATATGTGATAACATTGATTCGTTCCCTAAATGGTGGTGGATTCTCACGTCCGTTGTAATAATAACAACGCATGCCCAAACTACCAACGATCCCGTTCAAAACGACTGTCAATGAATTCCCACTAATGTGAGATCCTCTTGTTAGTCCAATCAAAACACCATCGTAAGCAATAACAGAATACACAATATCACCAACCATTGCACGCATAACTCTCAAATCTTCGTCCGTATAATCGCACTCTGCTGCTAAATCAATTAAGATCCGCAACGATGCGATCAACAATTGTGATGGAATCTTTTGGTCGTAACTACCATAATCTCCACCAACAATTCGTTCTTTGCCATATTTAAGGACATGCATATGCATCTCCTCCCATTCTGGACCGTGACAGTTAATACCAACTGCACATTCAGAAACAAGAGGATTCATTTGCAATATCCTCAAAATAGGCAAATAATATTTTCTGATCAAATAAGTCAATGAAATGGCGTTCCCATAAAAGATGCGACATTTCTCTTTTGCCAAAATTTCATCCTTTTTGCAAGCTTTCGCTATCGGATAAGCGCGTACTCCTTGTTTGTAACATTTCTCGCACCTATCGATCTCTTGCATAATTTCATCAGAAAATTCCCTTTCGACAAATCCATCATCTCCCACCTTATCCAAACTTAGAAAATTTCGTTTCTTACCAGATAAAGGAAATCCAATAGATGTATCCATTTTAATGGCATCTACAAATCTCTTTCCTGGTATTCCACAAATATTTTCTTGATTGGTCAAAGGCCTTGCATCACGCCACAAGGAACTACGCACTATATCTAGTAGCGGTTTCTTGTAATCTACAACGGCTTTAACCAATAAAGCTTGAGGAAATGGTAACGCAGGATTTGCCATGTTAGCCAAACAGGTTTGCCACCCAAACCATGCTGGCTTCTCC